GGAAAATATATGACACAAATAATTATTTACCCAAACGATGAAGGCTGGTTATCAGTTATCAGCCCCGCCCCTGAGTGCGGTTTATCTATTGAGGAGATTGCCCGTAAGGACGTACCCGCAGGTAAGCCGTATTACATCATTAACGCAGATGAGCTTCCACAAGACACTGTGTTCTTTAACGCATGGGAGGCGGACTTCACTAACGCAGTAGGCCGAGGCATTGGCGCAGACGCATGGTTTGCAGAGCAAGCCGCCAAGAAAGAAAAGGAGCAAGCATGATTACCATCAACGTAACCAAAGCCAAAACCATAGCTCACGATGTGCGCCGTGCTGCCCGAACTGAAGAGTTCAAGCCATATGACGAAGCCATTGCCAAGCAAATCCCCGGTCAAACCGGCGGCGCAGAAGAAGCAAGAGCGGCAATCAGAATTAAATACGCGACAATGCAAACCGCTATTGACGCAGCATCAACAGTAAGTGAAATCAAGGCAGCAATGCCACAAGGAGTGTAAACATGGCAATCACATACACATGGGCCGTAACAGGCATGAAAGTTACCAATGTGGGAACAGAAACCAACTACGTCGTTCAAACGTACTGGACAAAAACCGGTACAGATGAGAACGGCAACACTGGCATGTTCAGTGGCGCAACACCCTTCACCGCCAACCCAGACCAAACCGACTTCATACCTTATGACGAACTGACACAAGCAATTGTGTTGGGTTGGATTGAGCCTGTTGTAACCGGCAGCTACGAAGAGCATGTCAATGCACAGATTGCCAAACAGATCGCAGATAAAATCGACCCCGTAACAGAACCCGCTTTACCTTGGGTAACACCTACACCAACTCCAACCCCAACTCCATAAGGAACACAAATGAACGATAAAATTAACATTGGTGAAGTAACTATTACAGAATTTAATGTAATTATGAAACAATTAGCAGTAGGACAGCTTGGTGAGTGTCTTGATTTGTTTATGAAATTAAGCAAGCTTGGTCAAGAATTTCAAGCAGCTAAACAATCTGATACTAGATTAGTACCGCCACCAGCGGTATAAAATATTATGAGTGATGAGCTTATAACAAAAACAGAAGCACGACTTAATAGCCATGAACAAGTATGTGCAGAGCGTTATGCAGCTATATCAGTAAGCCTTGATGCAGCTGGTACACGCATGACTAAGATTGAATACTTACTATATGGCGTAATGTTATGTGTATTATTAGGTCCAGGTACTGCAGCAGAATTTGTTAAACATATTTTAGGAATGTGAAATTGAACCTATTAGCCTTATACTCATGGGCGCATACCAATGTGTCAACGCTATTAAAGAAGGTTGTGAACTTTATAAGCAAGCTAAAGAATCGTTTGTTGAAATAAAACAAACATATGATGAAGCAAAAGAGGATATTCAAGAAATAGGTAATATATTTACTTTCTTAATATCCTTTTTTAAAACTAAAATCTTTGGTGTATCTGAAGTAATCAAGCCAATATCTAAACCAAAACAAAAACAAAAATATGTTACTGTAGAAGAGACTAAAGTAAGATCAGATGTTATTACTAACTTAACTAAGTTTTTTAAACTTCAAGAAGATTTAGCTAAACATATTCGTGAAGAAGAATACAAGAGCCAAAATGTTTATGATAAGAATCAGAACATTATGGAGGCTGCTTTATTAAGAGTAGATGCTATGGATCAAATGGCTGCTCTTGAGGTTACTATAAGAGAAATTATGGTATACCAAAGCCCACCTGAGATGGGTGCATTATATTCTAAAGTTTTTGACATGCGTAATGTCATCAAAGAAGAACAAGAACAAGCAAGGCTCATGGAAGAGAAACGTGAGAGGCAGATGCAATGGCAACAAAAGCAACTAGAAGAACAAACAAGAATAACAATAGCATGGGTAGTAGCAGTGATATTCCTAGCTGGATACCTCCACCTGTGGTTCCTGTATCTAACCCCTTAGAGGAGTCTCCAATGTGGTATTTAGGATGGGTTGCTGCTTGTGTATTAGTTGCTATATTATTACCTATAAGTGCTATATTGTTTTCTAGAGCATACGAAACAGAACTTAAAGCAAAAGTAATACTTCAAAAGACAGAACAACTTCAAAAACAAATTGAACGTAAACAATTAAAATCAAAGGATAACGAATGAAACAATTAGAAAAAGACTCAGCATATAACCAATTTGATACTAACAAAGATGGTATTGTAAGTGATGAAGAATTGTCTCGTTCAGAACGAATGATGATGATTGAAAATATGGACAAGATGGCAGATCAACAACGCATTATGGCATGGTTTGCTTTAGGATTACCAGTATTACTTACTATTATTTTTGGTTCTTCTTTAATGGGTTTAGATAAGGTAGCTGCGTTGTCAGGATTATTAACAACCTATTGTGCTGGTATGACTACTATTGTTGTGGCATTATGGCTGCTCAAGCATACACTAGAGGAAAGATTTCCGAATAATGAGAACAATCTTAGTATGTGTTATAGCTATTTTAATAGCCTTTGGACTAGGATATTGGAAAGGTAGCTATGATGCAGGAGTAGAAACAGCACTACAAGTATCTGCCGCAAATGATGTTGCCAGAGAAACAGAAAAACAAATGGGTGAAGTAGCAACAACATATGCTACTGTATTAAGAAAGAAAGAGAAAGATGCTCAAAAGAAAATTACTGATCTTCGCATTGCCGTTGCTAATGGTGAGCGCAAGTTGTTCCTTCCTACCCAAGCCCCCAACTGTAGTGTATCAACCCCCTCAGATGCCCCCACTCCCAGTGGAAGTAACTCAAGAGAAACACGAACCGAACTTGACCGACAGGTTGCTGAATCTCTTATCGCAATAACATCTGAAGGTGACAGTGCTATTCGTAAATTAAATGTTTGTATTAGTCAATACAATGAAATTAAGGATAAAATAAATGACCCAATTAAGCGCTAATTTTTCTTTAAAAGAATTATCTAGATCAGATACAGCAACAAGATTAGGTTTAAATAATACACCTGATGCTACAGCTACAGCTAACCTTACACTGTTATGCGAAAAAGTATTACAACCTGTAAGAGATCATTATGGTAAAGTAACTGTTAATAGTGCTTATCGTTCTCCTGAATCAAATGCTGCAGTAGGTGGATCAAAGACATCAGATCACTGTAAAGGTATGGCAGCTGATATTGAAATATCAGGTGTAGCTAATGGTGATTTAGCTCAATACGTTAAAGATAATTTTAAATTCACACAGTTAATCCTTGAATTTTATACACAAGGAATTCCTGACTCAGGTTGGGTACACGTATCGTATGACCCTAATAACCTTAAATGTGAATGTTTAACTGCTACAAAACAAAATGGTAAGACAGTTTATCTTAAAGGTTTGCAGCCTTAAAGCAGACGTCCCCTAATAGAGAACAAGGAATTTAATTGAAACGTAACGCTAAACAACAACGAGATCTAACCCAAACCCCTCGTGTATTTCATATTCAACCTAAAACATTTAATCAAAAATTGTTATTAGAATCCATAGAAGAATTTGAAATAGTAGTTGCATTAGGTCCAGCAGGAACTGGTAAAACCTTTTGTAGTGCAAGTAAGGTAGCTCAATTATATCTTAAAGGTAATTATGACCATATAATTCTTAGTAGAGCTAATGTACCTACAGGAAAATCTTTAGGTTCATTTCCAGGAACAGTAGAAGATAAATTAAGTCCTTGGCTATTACCAATTACCTCAGTGTTAGAAAAACAATTTGGCGTTTCTAAATATCATTACTTAGCTAATAAAAGAATAATCCAAATGCAGCCACTTGAAACTATACGTGGTAGATCATTTGAGAATTCATTAGTTATTGTAGATGAATGTCAGAATTTAAATTTTGATGAGATTAAAGCTATTACAACTAGACTAGGTGAAAATTCTAAAATGATTCTTTCTGGTGATTCATCTCAGTCAGATGTATCTAATGGTAATGGTATTATTAAGTTTTGTAAAATGTGCGAAAGAAATAATATTGAAATACCAATAGTTGAATTCACAACAGATGATGTAGTGAGATCTGATATTGTTGGAGCATTAGTTAAAATGTTTGTAAAAGAAAAAGTTTAAAGGAATTAATATGGCTACAACAATAGAACAGTTTGGCAAAGGTGGGTGGAACGCAGATATGCCCCCAATGATTTTACCAATGAATACTTTTACAGATGTATTAAATATAAGATTTGATGATGAGTCTGTACAAGCAACTACTGGTGAAACTACTTCCAGAGTTGTAGCTATATCTCCTGACTATGGTATTCATTGGAGAAGACCAGATACTGGATACAACATATTTGCTAAGAACGGAAATATAGTTAGAGTGGATTCTGCTGGTAATACCTCATCTATGTTTAGCAGTGCTTCTTCCTCATATAATAATAGTGATTGGCAAGGTACTTTGTTTAACGGTGGTTATGCTGTTATTTTAAATAACGGTGTTACTACCCCATTGTATTGTTTATATGGTAGTGCTACTGCAGATAACGCCTTTCAACCATTGCCAGGATGGAACTATATTGCAGGTTTAACAGTAACCGCTAAAGTAATTCGATCATTAGGCTATTCTTTAGTTGCGGCTAATTTAACTTTAAGTCAAAGTGGTATTTTAACTTACGCACCTAGCACTATAAGAATTTCTGTTCAGGCAGCTACAGGATCAATCCCTACAATATGGCAACCAGGTTTTACTACAGATACAGCAGATGAATTTGAAATAAGTTCTACTTCACCTATTTTAGATATGTGTGAATTAAGAGGTAGTATGTTTATATATTCTTCTGATTGTATTAATATACTTAGTATTGGTGCTAACACAAGAGTATCTCCTTACAGTAAATCTTATGGTATTCTAAGTACAGATTGTGTTATTGAAGTTGATGGAAAACATTTTGTAGTTGATCGTAATGATATTTATACGCATAATGGTTCAGGAGCTATTGAATCAATTGCTGACTTTAGAATTAAAAAATATTTCTTTAATAATTTAAATAAAAATTATATTAATAAAGTACATTTAACTAAAAATTCTTTTTATAAAGAAATATGGATTAACTTTCCTAAGGGTTCTTCTACAGTATGCAACGAAGCTTTAGTGTTTAATTACAAAAATAATACATGGTCTAAAAGAACATTACCTTCTTTAACTTATTCATTTACTGGCCCTGCTAATGTGTCTAACACATTTCAGTATGGTACTGAAGTAATATACATGTGTACTAATTCAACACAAACATTAGTTACTGACAGCAATTATCTAATGTGGAATGGTTCAGCATTAGCAGCATACACTTCTTATATTGAAAAGAAAAAACTAAACACAGGTGATGTGTCAGGTAGTACAATGATTAGTGCAGTGTATCCTATCTTTGATCAAGTACCTAACAATGCAAATATTACTGTAAGAGTAATAGGTCAAAACAATTATGTAGATAATATTGATTTGTCAATAGATGATCCTGACTTAAAAGATACATTTGTATTTTTACCTAATAATGAAAAGTCTCAAGGATACAAGGTTGATCCAAGAGTTTATGGTCGTGTAATGAATTATAGAATAACAACTACAGGCTATTGGCGTTTAGCTACTATGGCACTTGATTCTAAACAAATAGATAGGAGATAAAATGTTTAGCCCTCCTATTACTGATAATACAGATTTAAATTCATTTTTAGCTCAAGTATTTTTAGATTATCAAAATAATTCTGGCACATCAAACTCAGTAGTATCAACTAATACTAGCACTGGTTCTATAGCAGATAACTCAGGAAATCTTGTTGGTTACCTTTATAGATATCTTGATGTTAAGTATGCTGATGATCCAATAGGTACAAATATATCAGATAACCCTTATTTAAAAACATGGTTTGGTGTAAGGAATGATGACACAGTTGTTGAAAGTACTAATCCAGCATCATACACTTGGTTTGAAGTTGCTGATGGTGGATTTGGCATTAGTAAAGTATTATGGATAGCTACTACTGGTGGACGATTTGCAACATTTGCAGTATCTACAGAAGCTCCTGACGAAAACAAACAATGGAGAATTGTACCTCAAAGATCTATTGACTTAGATAATCCTTCTGCAGTATTTAATCAATATTTAATTATTAGATATGCAGACGATTCAGTAGGTACAGGGTTTTCTACAACTCCAACAAACAAAACTTATTACGGTATATACACAAGTACTGATGGTTCTACTTCAGTAGACCCAACACTGTTTGAATGGTCACCTTTTACTTTTGGAACTACTTATGAGATATATTACAGATCTTATGGTGGACGTAACATTGATGTGTTACCTGCTCAAACAAGACCATTAGGGTATATTGAATACAAAGGAGATGTACTTAATTTAGATGTTTCAACTTTAGGAACAGTAGATACTATTGGTATTATTTCTGAAGAGCCACTTATTATTGAGTCACCATACCAATACTTATTAGTTCAATATGCTACTAGTATTACAGGGGCAGGTAACAGTAACAACCCTTCAGGCAAAACTTATTTTGGTTTACAAGCATCTGATGTGTTAACTACAGATAACAATCCTGCAAATTACACATGGTTTCCAGCTAATGGAACATTCTTAACTACAGTTAATTTGTGGGTAAGAACTAACTCAGCTAATGTAGTTCAATTTAGTTTAACTCAAAATGCACCTGATTCTTCTGGTTGGAAAAATATATGTGAACAAACAGATTTAGTTGACTATATTGATATGTATCAAAGATCTGGCTCTGTTATCACTAACATTACTAGTCCTACTGATGGAAGAATATCATATTTCAGTAACAATAATGGTGTAGCTAATATTAACCTTGACCCTTATGGTGAAGGAAAAGATTCAGGTGGATTTACTATTGATATTGTTACAACAGCAACTATTGGTATAGATCAATTTGGTAGAGTATACCAAACAGGTGCTGCTGACCAAGTATTATTTAGTTCAATGATAACTACTGCAACATCAGGACAAACTGTATTTAATTTTTCTAACCCACTAACAAATCAAATATTAGTATTTAGAAACGGTATGTTTCTTAAACCAATAACTGATTACGCTAGAACATCATCTAATGTTACATTTACAAATGCTTGCGTAGCAGGTGATGTTATAACAATGTATTACATTAGGCTTATTGATGGTATTACAGAAACAGATAAAGTTCCTTTTGTAACTTCTAGTGGTACTCTTTCTAATGGACAAACATATATACCAGCTACATACCCTAATGGTTCTGAGTTATTATTTATTAATGGTGTTTTAATAGTAGATACTGACTACTCTTATTATGGTACAAGTCAAGGATATCTTTTAAATGTTCTTGCTCAGGGTGGTGACTATACTATAGTTTCTTTTTCTTCTAGTAATTCTAATGTGTTAATCTTTGGTGAAAATTATACTGAAACTAATTCTGGAACTAACAATGTAGTATTTCCAACTCCATACTTTAGAAATTCGCATTTAATATGGCTTAATGGTGTTCTCCTCAGACCAACAAGTGATTATTCAATTCCTGGTTCAGGAGCAACATCATATAATTTAACCCAAATAGGTGCTTTAAATATTAGTGGACAACCATATCAATATTGTTCTTTCAATAAGTACGGTGAGGCTTCTGCTTCTTCAATGAGTTCTGCTGGAGTACGAGGTATAGATATGCCATTTGAATCTGAGAAAAAACCAACAATAGCAGATATGTTTAAAGCTATGCAATCTCAAATAGATGAATTACGTTTACAAGTGAAAGGTCAAACAAATGACACAAGCAATTAACTTAGCAAACTTTGCTAACTCCGTTGATACCTCAGGACAAATACCTCCTACTGCATTAAATACATTTGTGCCTGTATCTAAGGGTGGAACTGGTGGAACTACACAAGCTAGTGCAAGAGCAGGTATAGGATCAGCTGCTGTAGGTGATGCTGTGTTTTTGTCAGCTACACAGGGAGCTGCTCAATCGGCTATGGGTGTTGTAGTTGGAACTAATGTACCCTCTACAACAGGTACAGGAGCAAATGGTACATGGGCTATTAATATTTCAGGAACAGCAAATAACGCAACAACTGCTGGAAACGTATCAGGCACGGTTGGTATTGCAAACGGTGGTACAGGGCAAAATACCGCTGTTAATGCTGGTTCTGCTTTAGGTGCTATTGGTGTAGGCCAAACAACACAAGATGTATCCGCTAGCCGAGTAGCAAATGCTGATTATATAAACAACACTGGCAGGCCTATCATGGTTTATGTATCTACAGTAAATGCTAGCCCTAGTTCCACTACTTCTTTACAAGCAATTGTAAATGGCATTACAATACTGTATGCTGGATTACAATCAAATAGGCGTGCAGCTGTAACATTTATTGTTCCTGATGGTTCTACATATTCTATTGGTACAGGGGACACTATACAAACTTGGTGTGAGTTGAGATAAAAAATAATTATAAGCGCACTTTTAATACAAGTTTAACTAAAATAATTATTTATCTTTGTGTATAAAAATATATTGATTTGTATTATATTGTTAATAAATTTATAAATAAATTATAAATATAAAATTAATAAGGAAAACATGGAAATAGTAATACTACCCCCAGAATTAGTTTTAAAACATTGGATTGCTATTTCTAGTTTATTAGAAAAGGCTTTAGACAGAGGCCAAAACGAAACTAGTCTAACTGACTATATGCGTAAGATATTAAACAATGAAGTACAATGTTGGATAATAGGGGATGACAAACATAGTATTGTAGGTGCAGCATTAACTAGAGTAATTCAATATGCACAATATAAAACACTTCATATCATAGCCTTTGCAGGTAAAGACTT